GGGTTGCAAGGGCAGATGAACTGCGCGGGCATACCCGTAGTGCTTCGGTTGGAGCCGATAAGGTCGAAAATGACGCTCATTGACTCCTTCGTGAACTCCGCAAGTTCCTCAATGACGATATAGGGCATTTCCGCACCACGGAAGCGGTCTTTGACTTGCTTGAGGTCCGCGAGGTGTTCCATCTTCATTGTGGCTCCCGTTCCGTTGAAGAACTTTGCCTCGAAGGAGGTGTCCGCGAAGTTGGCAAACCCTCGGAAGATTTGTTTGGCGGCTTTCCAGATTCCGCGTTTCACATCTGCCTCATAACGCCTGAAACCATACATATTTATGTCGGGGTTGAAGGCATAAGGAAGGGCGCCGATAAGCGATACTGCGCTTTTTCCACTTCCGCGACTCCCACCTATTATCTTGATGTCCGCTTGATTGGTCAGAACTAACTCTTGGAAGCCCGCCTGGGGGATGATATTGTAGGACCTTTTGCCCCTTCGTTTGAGTTCGAGGTTCTCTTTTCGGAGTTCCTCAATGTAGTCGTAGTCGTACACCTCCATCCCGTACTCAAGGAACACGGGGTCAAGGTGTTGCTTTTCATTTATGATAGTTTCCGCACTCATTGATGCAAATATGCAAGAGGTTTTGGTATTTTACGGAATTTTTATTCCGCAATATCCATTTTACTATTATATATTTGCCCGTGTATGAACGAAAGAGCGCAGAATAGTGGAGTGCAATTGACTTGCCCCTATTGCAAGAAGCCTTTTCCTGTGAGGGTGCAATCTCTGGAGGGAAGGCTTCGGCTCTCGGTTCGTTGCCCGCATTGCAAGCGCATTGGCGAGGTAGCAATGCAAGACATACAATAGCGCCTTGAGCGCACGATAGAGGCCGTTTTATAGTTGCCAGACAACACCATAGGCCCGGAGTAGTAGCACCGATAAGTGTTACCGCTTCGGGTTTTTTGTATAACCCAAAGTTCTGTGAAAAAATGAAAGACAAGATTATTGCAGCACTCAAAACTACTTACGCGAAGTTGGGGTTGAGTGACAAGGCTTTTGACGGGGTTGCCGCTCTGCTGGAAAAAACTGTCACCGAAGAAGCCCAGATCGCAACTGTCGTTGGCGGGGACGATGTTAGGGCTTTGCTCACGGCCATTCAGGGCCAGGTTGATTCTTTCCGAAACAAACTTTCGGACAAGGAGAAGGAACTGAATGACTACAAGGAGAAGCACCCGGATGGGACTCCTACACCTCCGCCCGCAGGTGGTGGTGACGAGGAACCCGAATGGGCCAAGAAGTTACGCGAATCCAACGAGAGGATTGAGGCTCGTTTCAAGGCCGATGATGAAGCCAAGAGACTATCCGCCACACTCACTTCCGTTGAGGCGAAACTCAAGGCCGCTGGTTGTGTCAATCCCGGCATCCTCAAAGGCGTTCTCAAGGGCTTTGCTCTTGGAGAGAACGAGACGGAGGACCAGGCCGTTACAAGGCTCCAGAAGGATTACAATGATTCTTACTTGGAGACATTCGGAGAGGGCGTTCCTCCCGGATTAGGTAGCGGTGGTGGCGCTCCCGATGCCAAGACGGTGACGGATGCGAAAAACCAATTCCTCCGGGAACAGGGGCTTCTTCCAGAAGAAAAGAAGTAACCTAATTTTTTACCGTTATGCCTAAATCAAGTTTCAATGCCTACGGCTCCGAGGCCCTCAATCTGGGTCAGAGCCACAAACCCATCTGGCTTGGTGTAGTTGCCCCTCACGCAGTTGGCGGTACTCTTAATACCGACTTCCTCAAGAAAGGCATCCACATCCCCGCCGGAACGGGCGTCAATCTGAACGCGGGTGTAATCACTCCGTTCATCACTTTCAAGGTGAAGGCCAACACCGCCGGCTCCGGCACTTATGTCCTCACCCTCGACCCCGTGGATGTTGCCGAATATGGTTATATCCCCCAGGTTGGTGACTATCTCCAACTCGTAGACAACAGCGCTTTCGGCTCCAACGGCAATGCCGTGGCTATCACCGCAGTTGCTCCCAACGCAACCGATGCAAGCCTCATTGATGTTACCGTCAATATCAATGCCGCCGCCGGAAAGTGCGTGGTCCTCAATTTCGGAAGCACCAAGATTGCCGCTCCTAACGGCTACCTCTACAATGACATCTATCTCGGTGACATTGAGGTTTCCGCCGCAAGTATCAGCGACAAGACTACCGCCGCAACTGGTGCAGTCGTGGACTTCCACGGAGAGGGCATCCTGATTGACCTCACCCCTTGCGCCGTTTACGCCGCCGCAATGAAGGCCGCCGTCCCGAATGTAATCCAGGTGCTTGTTTAACCTTTAAAGAATAGGAGAAAAACACTATGGATAATTACAACATTCAGTTTTACGACCTTCTCTCCCGCGCCCTCGGCCCCGGTGAGAGCATTCAGACCTTCCTGAATAACACAATGGCTCTGAAGTACAACGCCCTTCAGTTGGACGGCTTCACCTTTGAGCCTTTTATGCAGACCGACTTCACCTACGAGCAGATCGTTGGCGAACTTGGTATCAACCCTATCGCACAGTACTACGATGTGGATTCCCCGGCTCTCCCCGATGCACCCGTTGGGTTCACCGCTTACACCGGCAAAATCCCTCGTATGAAGAAGGTGGAATACTTCAATGAGGACAAACTCCGCAAGATGAAACTCATTGAGGACCGCAGGTCTACCTCAAACGCAAGGATCGCGGAGATTGCTTACGAGCAACTCTTTATCACCGTAGATAAACTCATTGGCGGTCACACCAATGCCCTTACCTACCAGCGTCACCAGGCCGTTTCCAAAGGTAAGTTCGTTATCAACAGTTCGAACAACCCGAAGGGTGTCAAGAACATCACTCTCGACTACCACATCCCCGCTGCAAACAAGACTACCCTCACCAGCACAGCACAGTGGTGGACTTCCTCCACCCACACCACCGCCAATGAGGGCGCAAACGCCAACCCTATCAAGGACCTTGTGGATGTAGTCGCAAAGGCCCGTTACGCAGGTGTCCGTGGTCACTTCGAGGTTGAGATTGACTACCTCAAGGAGTGCCTCGGCCACAGCAAGGTTCTCTCCGTTATCGGAACAGCCCTTATGCCCGCTTCTGACGCCACCGCCCAGGCCGCATACGCTGCCGTTCAGCCCTACGAGCGTCTGAAAGCCGCTCTGGAGTCCCTCGTTGGCGCTCCCATCAAGGCTATCGACTCTCTCGTACCCGTTGAGAGCATCGACAAATCAGAGAAGGCATTTGTCCGCCAGAACATCAACGCTTTCGAAAAGAATGTGTGGGTGTTCGTACCTGACGGCGAGATCGGCGTTGTCAAGACCGTTGAGCCTATCGCAATTGAAGGCGGTAACTATGGTTCCTTCTACGGTGGCAAACTCCTGCTCACCGTGGGTGTAGACTTCGTTAAGAAGTGCCAGAGTTACAACACGGAAATGACCTCTCTGGTTATCCCTACTGCACCGCAGTATATGTGGTATCTGTACCCCAACGCCTAAACCTGTTTAACCGAATTGAAGGAAGAAGATGGCCGATATTTCAAGCAACCTGACCTTCGTGCGTTGGCTTCGTGCCAAAGCCGAGCCGTATATGGATTTGTCTGACGATTTCCTTTTTGCGACACTTGTTGCGAGGGGTATTGAGGATGATGAAACTATGTACTCTGACGCCACCGAGAAGCAGAGGGACCTCTGCCTTGCGGATGTGTACTATGCTGCGGCCACTTCTTCCGTCAAATCGGGAACGCAGGGTGAGACCGATGGAGGATGGACTCACTATGTTGCCATAAAGAACGCTTCTAATCGTCCGGCATTGCTGGCCCTTGCGAAGTCACTTTATGACAAGTGGAATGAACAGTTCTTTGACACCACCCCGAAGATTCGGATGCGTAAGTTGTATTAAGATGTATAATCCCAGGTGGCCTCATACGTTTGTGGTTGAGGGCGAGAGCCTTGATGCCAATGGATTGCCTATAACTGACGAGGAAGGGAACCCGGTCATTGAGCCGCGGCCTTTGGAGGTTGCGGTCTACGATGATGCTTGGAACCCTCGCAAGAAGGTGGACGGCAGTTTCCAGAGCGTAAGTATGACCGAGATTCCGTGGGGTTTCCGTACATCGACAGGCGGTATGAAAACATCGGGAGAGGTCTTTGTAGCGGACTACAAGATTTCTTGCCCTATGCTTTTGACGGACTTGCCGGCGGGGACCATTCTGGAAATGACGGATTCGGTCAAGACCTTCCGTGCGAAGGTTATCAAAATGACCACCTACAACTGGGGTACGAACCTCTGGGTAGACAACATCTTGAACTAATGAGTTTCCGAAGCAAGAACACCAAGACTATCAAACAAGCCTTCTCCCGCTTGAAACAATCAGAGGAAGAAACGGCATTGAATGGTATGATTGAACTCTTGCAGGCGTCAGTCGCAGAAGCGCTTGCTCAACACGACAATGCTCACCAACATCACCTTCAGAGTAAGGACACCTATGGTTGGGCTTTATTCCATAACAATAAGTTGGTGGAGATTGAAGTGGACGGCAAGCGTGGAGTGACGGGCCATATTAGGACGAAGTTCCTAACGAAAGTCATTCAGATTTACGATGCCGGGACTGATTCGGGCTTCACGCTATCAGAGGGCCACACCTATTCAAGGTTGAGGGATTCAGATGCCCCCGACTATGGTTGGTTCGGTATCGTGATGGCCGGGATGAAAGCCGGGGCGTTGTATTTCAGCGTGGATTACGAACAAGAGGTGTTACATAGAACAATAGCCGTCCTCAAAACCGAGTTATTCCCAGCAATCTTCAATCCAGAATAGTCTATGCTTAACGACTTCAACATAAGTGATGTAGAAACCCTCTTTGCCGACAAGGTGAGGGAGATCGGTGTTTCCGCTAATGTCTGGAACAACCGCCCAAAGGCTGTTTCCGACACCATCGGGGACTTCGCTGTGGTGAAGGTGACGGGAGGCATAACGGACAAGGCCGCTTT